GCAAACCAATACTTACGATTTAGGTAGTGCGAGTAGACGATGGAAAGATATATTTCTTTCTTCTAACTCTATTAACTTAGATGGTGCGACAATTTCTTCTGATGGTACAGGTGCAATTGCGATTGCCGCCTCTGGTGCTATTTTGCCAAAAGGGTCTAAGACTGAAGATGGTAATGAGTTGGCAGTTATGGGTTCACAATCGACAGGAACATTATCACAACCTGTTCGATTCGTAGACTTCTTTAGTGCAGCTGATGGGTTGAGTACTGCTAATGCTACATTTGAGTTTAATGCTGAAGTGGCAGACAGATATTCATTTATTGATAGTGCTACTTTTACTTTAGCAAACGGAAACAATTTAACGGACGCAGGAATAACATTGTTCCAATTATAGGAAGATTATGTCAGCAAAAACACCAATAAGAACAGTATTTAATGCAAGTGATGTTGCAACAGGTTTAGCAGAATATCAATCAGGCGAATTCATACCTCTATCACATGGTGGTATTGGAGCTGCACTTTCAATAGGTAGTGCAGGACAAGTACTCAAAGTAAATTCAGGTGCAAGTGCATTAGAATTTGGTAGTGTAGAAGCAATTGTTAATATTGATGGCGCAACTGACGGCTCTGGCGCTACTTTGGCGGCATCTGATAAGTTTCTTTTTTCAGATGGCGGCACAGAGAAATACTTACTAGCATCACAGATAGACACTTATGTTTCTGGCACATCTTCAACACTTACAAACAAAACATTAACTGCACCAACAATTAATGGTGTTGTTGGCGGAACTACAACTTCACAAACAATTAGTACATTAACAACAGGTACAATTGCTAATGGCGGTAGTACTGCTATAACATTGAGTGGTGCAAATGTTACTATTGCTGGTAACTTAACTGTTTCTGGTTCAACAACTACAGTTGATTCAACTACTATTAGTATTCAAAACTCATTCGTTTTTGAAGGCGCAACTGCTGATGCACATGAAACAAATTTAACGACTGTAGACCCAACTGCTGATAGAACAATATCATTGCCAAATGCAACCGGTACAATTGTTCTAAAAGATTCTACAGATACACTAACTAATAAGTCTATAGATTCTGACAATAACACTATTACAAATATTGTCAACGCTGATATCAAATCAGCAGCTGGAATCAACTTTAGTAAGATGGAAGATTTAACTACTTCAAGAGCACTAGTATCAGATGGTAATGGTGATGTATCAGTAAGTGCTGTAACGGCAACTGAAATAGGATATCTTGATGGCGTTACATCAAATATACAGACACAGTTAGATACTAAATCGACCAAAGCGTTTGCAATCGCCCAGGCTGTCGCATTAGGATAATACTAAATAGTAAGATAGAGGAAAACAATTATGGCAACTCCAAGTACAAGAGAAACATTAAAACAATACTGTCTTAGAAACTTAGGTAAACCTGTTATCGATATTAATGTTGATGACGACCAAGTAGAAGATAGAATTGATGAAGCACTACAGTATTTCGCACAGTATCATGTTGATGGTGTTGAAAGAATGTATCTAAAATATCTAGTAACGGCTGATGATATCACTCGTATGACGACTGATGCTTCAGAATCAGTAACTTCTGATTCAGTAACAACTGCATGGAAACAAGGTAGTAACTTTCTTGTTGTTCCTTCTTCAGTCATTTCTGTTGTCAATGTATTCCCATTATCAGACAGAGCAAATCTAAACATGTTTGATGTAAGATATCAATTAAGACTCAATGATTTATATGATTTCTCGTCAACAAGTATTGTTCATTATCAAATGACTATGCAACACTTAGATTTTCTTGACCACATTTTAGTGGGCGAAAAACCTATGAGATTTAATCAACTTTCAAACAGATTATACCTTGATATGGATTGGGGAACTGATATTACTGCTGGTGAATACTTAATCTTTGAAGTTTATCGTAAAGTCGACCCAGACACATACACAGACCTCTATGATGACTTATATCTAAAAAGATATACAACTGCTCTAATCAAAAGACAATGGGGTCAAAACTTATCTAAATTCTCAGGTACAGCGATGCTCGGTGGCGTAACGCTGAACGGACCTGAACTTTTTTCTGCTGCGATTGATGACCAACAAAGACTCGAAGAAGAAATCAGACTTAATTATGAAGAACCACCACACATGCAACAGGGATAACTAAATGCCAACTAATGTCTATTTTGACACAGGCACCACTTCAGAACAAAGATTATACGAAGATTTAATAATCGAACAACTGAAGATATATGGTCAGGATGTCTATTATCTACCAAGAAAAATAGCGAACAAAGACACAATCTTTGGTGAGGACCCTGCGAGCTCGTTTGACGATTCATACATCATTGAAATGTATGTCGATAACTCTGATGGTTACATGGGCGAACAAGAGATTATTAAGAAGTTTGGCCTAGAACTCAGAGATGACATTCAGTTTACAGTATCTAAGTTAAGATGGGAAACTCTAGTAGGCAACAATTCAGACTTAGTTACAGAACGCCCTCAAGAAGGCGACTTAGTTTACTTCCCGACTACGAAGAAATTCTTTGAGATTCAATTCGTAGAACACGAAGCGCCATTCTATCAACAGAGTGCGTTGCCAGTTTACAAACTATCTTGTACTACATTTGAGTATAGTTCTGAAAGACTCGATACTGGTATTGCTTCTATTGACCAGACAGAAGATGACTTATCAACTGACACAATGCAGTTTCAGTTCTCACTAGAAAACGAAACTGGTTCATTCGTATTAGAATCAAGTATTGGTGCGATTGACTACTTTGTCAATGAGGACTTCACTATGGCGACTCAACAACCTGTTGACATGGGACAAATCTTTGAAACACAGGCAGGCACGAATACGGCATCAACGACTGATGACATACTCGACTTTAGTGAAAGAAATCCATTTGGGGAGGTTGACGACTACTAATGTTTGGAGAACACTTTTACCACAAACAAATTCGCAATACTGTAATTGCGTTCGGTACGATATTTAATAATATTCATATCAAACGCTTGGATTCTAGCGGGAATCCTTTACAGAATATTAAAGTACCTTTGTCTTACTCGCCAAGGGAAAAGTTTATTGCACGATTAGAACAACAAGCGAGTTTAACTGGAACAGATTCAAGTGTGGCTATTACTCTACCTCGTATGTCATTTGAAATCAATGGTTACAGTTATGATGCTTCTCGAAAGTTAAACAAGAATCAAAAGAGAGGCGTTGTTACAACAAATGCAGACACAACAAAACTAAACACACAATACTCGCCTGTGCCTTATGATGTGAGTTTTTCGTTGAGTGTATTCACATCTAATTCAGATGACGGACTACAGATTGTTGAACAAATACTGCCATATTTTCAACCAGACTACACAGTAACAATGATTGAAAATTCTACAATGGGCACAAAGAGAGATATACCTTTCATACTAGAAAATGTAGGATATGACGATTCGTATGCCGGCGACTTAACAACAACAAGACGAATCGAATACACATTAAACTTTACTGCAAAGATATATCTATATGGTCCAATCAGTACATCTGCTGTTATCAAAACAGTATCGGCAGACTTATATACTGACTCATCTGACCAGAGTCCATCTCGAAGTGAAAGAGTTACAGTTACTCCTAATCCAACGAGTGCAGATAAAGATGATACATATACATACACAACAACATTAGACTTTTTTGATGATGGTTTAAACTATGATGAAGAAACGGGTAATGATGTTTAAATAAAAAGGAATTTATATTATGATTGATTATGAGATTATAGACAATGTGCTAGACCCTGAAATATACTATGATTTAAAAGCATGGATTGAATCAAATACATTTCACTGGTATCATTATGGCGCTGTAACATATCGTGGCGATAGTTCTAAAAATGTGATAGATTCTAAGTATGGTGTTAGAAAACCTGAAGATTTTAAAGACGAGCGTAAGCATTTAAATTTACCACCAGAATGGCCAATTGAAGATTTAACAGAAGAAGAATCAGATTATGATTTTATGTTAGGTCATAGAGTCTATGCAGATAATGTAATTCTCACAAACGAGATGACATGGAATAAAATTAGGCCTATTATGAATATGCTTAAAATGAAGTCATTAATAAGATGTGGTGTTAATTATTATCCAAAAACACACAAAATACTTAATCATTCATATCATACTGATTTCCCATTTGAACATAAAGGTGCTTTATTTTACATAAATGATAATGATGGATTAACTATACTAGAAGATGGTACTGAAATTGAGGGTGTTGGAAATAGACTTTTATTATTTGATGCAAGTAGACCTCATCATAGTACAACATGCACAAACGCAACAAGAAGATTGAATATTAATTTTAATTATTTTTAAGATATGAGTGATATAGACGATAAACTAAATGAAGTTTTAAATATTGTACCAGAGGTTATAGAACCGACTGAAGTTGCAACAGTAGAAACACAGATTGCAGTTCCTGTAGATAAAGATGCAGAGGTCGATTTCGATACAGGCCGTGAGAATCTATATAAGATGCTAGAAAAAGGAAATGATGCAATAGACGGTATACTAGCATTAGCGAAAGAAGGAGAACATCCTCGTGCGTATGAGGTTGCAGGACAGTTGATAAAAACGGTTGCAGATGTTTCTAAAGATTTGATGGCAATGCAAGAAAAACTCAAGAAACTTAAAGAAGTGCCCAATACGGGCCCCAAAAGTGTTACTAACGCTTTGTTTGTGGGCTCTACAACCGAATTAACGAAACTATTAAAGGAGAAGAAATAATGAAAGTATTATGCGTTCTATATGATGACCCTAAAGGCGGAATGCCAGAGAGTTATCCTCTAAGTGATTTGCCTAAAATAGACAAATATCCTGACGGCATGACATTACCTAGTCCTCAAGGCAGAGATTTTACACCTGGTGAACTATTGGGTTGCGTGTCTGGTGAACTAGGACTTAGAAAGTTTTTAGAAGAAAGAGGTCATTCATTAGTCGTTACATCTGACAAAGACGGCGAAGGCTGTACGGCAGATAAAGAATTAGTTGATTCAGATATTGTTATCTCTCAACCATTCTTTCCTTACTATGTAACGAGAGAGAAAATGGAAAGTGCGCCTCTTTTAAAGATGGCGATTACTGCTGGTATCGGTTCTGACCATGTTGATTTACAGGCTGCTATGGACCACAACATTGATGTTGTTGAAGTAACTTATTGTAATTCAAGGTCTGTTGCAGAACATATTGTTATGCAGATTCTAGTCTTAGTAAGAGATTTTACTACTCAACATAACATTGTAAATGAAGGTGGTTGGCATATTGCTGATGCAGTTTCAAGGTCATATGATGTTGAAGGTATGCATGTTGGTACAATTGCGGCTGGCCGTATTGGTATTGATATGTTAAGAAAGATGAAACCATTTGATGTACATCTTCACTATTTCGATAAACACAGACTAGGCAATGAAGTAGAAAGAGAATTAGGTTTAATCTACCATGATTCAGTAGAATCTTTAGTCGCAGCTTGTGATGTTATTAATATTAGTTGCCCACTACACCCCGAAACAGAACACTTGTTTGATGACGAGATGATTGCGAAGTGTAAGAAAGGTGCATACATTATTAATACTGCAAGAGGTAAAATCTGTGATAAAGATGCTATTGCTCGTGCATGTGAGTCGGGTCAACTAAGTGGATATGCTGGCGATGTCTGGTTCCCACAACCTGCCCCTAACGACCATGTCTGGAGAACAATGCCTCATCACGGAATGACACCACACACATCAGGAACTTCTCTATCTGCACAGACAAGATATGCAGACGGTGTTAGAGAGATACTAGAATGTTATTTTGCTGGTTTTGATATCAGAGATGAATATCTAATTGTTAAAGACGGAGACCTTGCTGGTATGGGTGCTCATTCAT